ATTTTACTTTTGAATAACAAAAACCAATTACTCCCATTTATTAAATTTATGACCTTTAAGTCTTGCACCCATTAACGTCTTTACAAAGTTGTTGTATATTACCCATTATTTCCCAGTAGATAGTTCCGCCAGGAAAATAATAATTTTCACCGAAAACCCCATCCGGTGTGATGGATAACTGGCAGAGGGTATGGCACTTTCGACACCAGTTCGAAATATGTTTCCGAAATAGCCGCTTCTTTACTAGTTTCACTATGGTTTCATAATGTTTAAAGAGTAAATAATAAAAGTATTTTCTAGTGGGTTCGGGGTCGTCGGAAACAAAATCGTATAAATACCTAACCAATTCAATTTGATCTTTATTACACCGAGACAAAATATAGCTTAACTTATCATCAGAAGCCGGTATTTCTTCCCGGTACAAAGGCGTTATGTTTCGAATTAAAAAATCAACGGGCCAGCCAAAATGATTTAAGCATGCCTTGAATTCGGTGATAGTATTTGTCCCACGGACAACTTTTTTTACACATTTAGTGATGTCTATTATTGGGTTGTTTAATACCTTAATCAAATAAGAAAAAGATTCAGAGTCGTGAGCATGATAATCTAATATACAAAAATTGGCCGGTAATTCATAAGTATCTGTATAGTACATGTATTGTGTAACGAGAAATCTGAGTGTTGGTAAAATGCTACCTTTACATCCTGGCGCGCGTCCTTTTATTCGAAAAATAATTTCTGCTATATCGTCTGCCTGTATGGTTAGTAAAGAAAATAAAAGTGAAATTCTACCATAATTATCGGGATGTCGAGCCAAGGCGGCGATATCATTATATACTTTTTGTCTCTCATAACGTGCTAGCAAATTTACATCAATCGGGTAATCAACCAGCGCGCCAAACTCATTTTTATAGGCGATATAATGGGATACATTAATAAGGGATGGTTCGCACAACAAGGAAAATATAAAAGCCTTGTATTCTGTCTCGCGAAATAGGGAACGACCGGATTTTAATATCAGCCGGACAGCCTCTGCCATCTCTTTCGTATTTTGATATAATTCGGATGGGGTTCGGAGCATAATTAGACACAATGCTAATACCGATGTTTTATGATGTAAAGCGTGGTTTTCAAGCAACCACTGTAAAGGTTCTGGCCGAAGAGGACATATTGCCCATGTATATAACCGATATAATTCATTTTCATTAAAAATCGGACTCCATACGATGTTGGCTAGCTTTAAATAAAAAGCGGTGTCTTGGCGTACAAATAAAATCCAATCTTCCAGTGTTGGATTATCGAATACAAGTCGAAGCAGTTCTATAAAATCGTCATCCATTTTTATAAAATAAATAAATGAAGGTTAATAACGAAATGATGCAACTTGGAGCTTATCTGCTGATTATTGCTTTACTGTTGGTATTAGTTTTTAAGGGACCTACCGTCGAATGTAGTTGTAGTACCGCAAAAAGCGCACGTGCCCCATTTCGCGCCATCCCCAATCCGTCAAACATGACGAATCAAGAAACCACCCCACTTCAGCAAACTTTGATGAATATTAAAGGGTGTGAACAAGTTGGGGGATTTTGGGAAGCCCGTCCTGATGGATCAGGCGTTTGTTTGAACTGCGGCCAGCGCCCTGGTGGTATTTGTATGTCGTAATAATAAAACCAAATCTGGCTTTATTAATAATCCCAAGGATCCGGGGACGCACTAGGAGGTGTGGGTAGGCGGGGAGGAGCACGTTTTGATGGTCTAGGCGGGGAATCCACAGGTTTTACACCGATAATCTGACTGATTGTTGGTATCTGGGGTTGAGGCGATTCGATAGTATATTCACCGGGTTGGGGTTGATAGAGAGGCGATTCAATAGTATATTCACCGGGCTCGTATGGAGGGCTTACCATGGTGGGTGGTGGTGAAGGGGGAGGTGGTTGAAGTTTTTCAAGTTCTTCCGCGGTGCGCCCTTCCAAGAATTTAGGTACTAATACAGGTTCCGGTGCCGCGCCAGGCTTGGGGTTATCCACTTTCTCAAAGACAAACATTTTATGGGCCGCAATTAGTGCATTATCTTGACTATCATATTTGTTTTTATATTCGCGTGATTGATGGAATGAAGTTTTATACCCATAATGGGTAGCTATCGCTTCCAGCTCAGATGGGAATAATACAGTACGATTCATGGGGATAATGTCTTCATTACCGATAGTTCGACTTTGAATATAAGTACCGACAGTAGGTGCATCGTCGACAATACGTGGTATAAATTGAATCTTTTTAAACTCGGCTAATTGTGCTTCAGTATAGTCGCTCAAATCCAGAAACATACCAAAAATTTTACCACCTTTTGCCAGTACAGTATTACCAAGTTCGAAAATAGTAGCTGGTGAAGTATATTTATTTAAATTGAAAAAACAACTAATAGCATCAAATTTAGCCGGTGGATCAGCTTCCGGATAATTTAATATTTGTGTAGGAGATATATAGCGTTCCCAATCCACACACTCGGCCGGGTTGAGTAGGTATAAATCGATATCCATGTATTTAGACTCCATCACAATATCGCGCGATTCCGTGTCCAAGTCCAATACCTTTTTACCAGTATATTTTTGCATTAGTTTATAACGGGTAAGATTCATATGACGAATATAAAAATCCAAAGTATAACCAAATATAGAAGGACCAATCGGGTCCATTATATTTGCCCATACCGCCATAGCAACCTCTTCTTTGTTTGGAATCGTTCGATCTGGGCGTTGTCTGACTGTAACAAAATCTCCCAACTGAAAATCAAAAAGGCATTCCCAAACCACATTCGAATTTACTAATTTACCCCGAAAAGTAATTCCGCGTGAATTATAAGGGTACTTATTAGTACCACTAAACTCTACCATTACCGGTTTTCCATCGGCCCCGCGCCCTTTATAAACCTGCGGAATGCCATTTTTAATAATAAAATCAATGGTTAATAGATGGACGGGTTTATATTTATAAATACCGGTTGTTGAATATTTTTCATTTACCGGAGTAAAAATAAAACCATCTTTTTTCCATGGTGTTTTTATACCCTGATCCACGAGCGTATTTACGGCATCAAACAATTCATCCGCTTTTGTAAAGAAATAAAATGGTTTGACCGAAATGGTGATTTCAGGTGAAAATTCATAACTAGACAATTGGTTAAAATTACCGGGATCGGTTGAAGGCGCCGGGTCGGTAAGTTCGGTTGCTCGAATAATACGGGGGTAAAAAGCCATAAACCGGAGATCGTTCATCTTGTAAAATAAAGTATCAAAAATTAAAATTTGTTTACGGTTATTGTCGTGTTCAATTAACTCGCAATCGAATAAACTACCAATAAATAATCGAGTTTTATCTGTATGTTCACCTAAATGATTTATATTAAACGGGGGTTGAAGTAAAAAAACCCCTTCTTGCACTATAAATAAAAAAGATCTCACACCGTCTGATTTTTCGGTTACATTATATTTGATTTCCCCGTACATATCATCCCAATTATCCCATGTTAAATCGACTGGCTTGGGGTATACATTATATAGTTTATTACTCTGCACATTAAACAAATCATTATATTTTTCAATAATGGTATCACGCATCGTTTTAGGGATGGGTACGTCTGACTGTTGAATGATTCCAATAATTTTTTCTACCAGATTGATAAATTGATCCATCTTACCCTTATCAGCTTCCTTCATTTCAACTTCAACTTCATATTGGGTCTTGGTTGGACGATTGGGGATAATGGTATTAGCTATCGTAAAATCAATCCACGCGATATTATCTGGATCTGTAAAGGACGTACGTGTTTTTTCACGGGTAGCAGTTAATATCAGGTTTTCAATACCCGCATTTTCGACGACTGATTCGGTTTGCATGGAGAAACGAAGGCCGAATTCGGTAATATCATAATTATCTGTTTTTTGTTGTTTTATGACCCATTTTTCTTGGGGCTCGTCTTTGTAAATCCAAGTTGTTTTTCGATATTTAGGTGCAGTCATACGTTCACGGGGTGCCAAGCCGCGCTGGGTAAAAATTTCATCGGTAGACGTATGTCTACTACGCACTAAAGGCCAGTTAAGATTTTTAAGCTGATTGATGGCTCCAAAGAATTGACGGGTACGAACTCCAGGAATAAAATGTCCTCTATCAGTGTAAAAGCCAAGCCGTGCTTCAATTTCTGCCTTTCCCGTACTTGTTTCCACGGCTCGAAACAAGTCGTCCGTTATTTTTCTGCGGGTATTGGTATCCAGCAACATCTTTTGTGTATGCAATATAAAATGAGTTAAAAAAGTCAATTTTTCGCGCAGCCCCGCGAACCGGGTTCGCCTACGGCGATTTTCGTCACTGGTGAAACTAGTGTTTTCGAAAAAGTTTCCCATGCGTTCCGTCGCATACCACGGCCAACCAAGATATAATTATATACTGATATAATTATATGCTAAATTATTTTTTATTGGCGTTTTTACCTCCTTTTTTACCCTTTTTATTCCCTTCAGGCTTAGGCTTCGGGGCCGGCTTTTGGGGTGCTTTCTGGGCGACTTTCGTGGTCGGTTTCGGGGCCGGCTTCTTGGCGTCTCCACGAGCAGTTAAAAATTTATTATAGGCATTATAATTAACTGGTCCAAGGCGCATTTTTTCACGCAATTCGCGAACGCGTTGTTCTTTTTGTTGACGAGCAGCTACGCAACGAATACAACCCATTTTTATTTACTCAACATTTTTCGGATTGCAAGTTTTTTATATACGGCTGCGTTTTGGTCGCACTCGCATCCATCGCACCCAACTCCGCATTGCCATACCATCGTAGGGTGACATTTTTTACATATTTTGTATGAAACACTGTTCTTTTGATCGGTTAGCGATGTATCGTAGAATCCTTGTAACGAATTTAAATCACTCATTTTATATTATACAACAAATGAGCGACTCGAATTTATACGATATTAAATGGCTCCCGCATAAAAAGATTAATGCTCCGTTAGTCGAACTTTTTTTAAGCGAATCCGAAGCCTTGGGACAATATACAAACGGTGGTCCTATTGTTCAACGGCTGGAAAGGCTTACGCGAGACCTATTGGAAATATCTCCTGAAAAGGCCGTTATCGCAGTAACAAATGGAAGTGTTGCTTTACACGCGCTCGCGGCCGCGATTGAACTTGAAGCTGACCGTAAATTAAAATGGGCGACGCAGGCTTTTACATTTCCTTCTTCAGTGCAGGGGTCACTCGCTGGTACTGTTATTGTGGATATTGATGAAGGGGGTGGTCTTGACCTAACGCAAGTTCCCGAGGACGTGGATGGTATCATTGTGACGAACGTTTTCGGAAATGTGGTGGATATAAACAAGTATGAAGAATACGCCAAAACGCATCAAAAATACCTGATTTTCGATAACGCGGCGACGCCTTATACATTTTATCATGGAAAAAACTCGATAAATTATGGTGTGGGATCAATTGTAAGTTTCCATCATACCAAACCGATTGGTTTTGGCGAAGGGGGTGCGATTATTGTTGACACAAAATATGAACCTTATATCCGGCGCATCATTAATTTTGGCCTCGGAGGCACCCCGTCAAAATGGCACCCCGCGGCATCTAATTATAAAATGTCTGATATTGCGGCTGTATATATTCTCCAATTTTTAAATAATTTCGAAGTCATCATCAAGGATACCCAGGAAGCCTATTTATATTATAAAAATTTATTAAAAGATACACCAATTCGGCTGTATCCAGACCATTCTGACCCAGATCGCGTTCCTTTGGTAAGCTGTATGTGTTTACTACACCCGCGATTCACTCCTGAAAAAGTAGATTCAATCATAGAGAATCGTATTTTCTGCCGAAAATATTATTATCCCTTAGATTCGCGGCCGAAATGTGACGAATTTTACGACCAAATTGTGTGCCTGCCGTGCCACTATCAACTTTCATTTGATGAAATCGTCAAGATAGTAAAGTTGTTGGTATAATATTTACTGGAAGCGTAAATATTACTTGGGAGGTACATATATAAACTCGATTTTAACCGGGAAATTATATTCAAGTATCTCGATAAATTCGTCAACGAGATTACGCTTATCAGGGGTATAAGCACACCCTCGTCCTAGGGACCGGCATAATTCTCGCATGAGAGGGGTCACAACATCACTAACTTCACGAAGCTGATCTTTGGTGGGTCGCGGGTAATCAATATCATGTACTCGGTATAAAATAAATAACCCATATTGGGTAAAAATATACGACACTTCAACCGGTCCATCTTTAATCACTTTCCAGAGATCTTCATAGCTTGGGGGAAAAGGACCGTCCCTGGGATGGGTATGAAAAGTAGTGGAGGTGTCTATCCGATTAGCACATTTTTTCCGTCTAGTTTCTTCTTCGGTTTCACCCTTTCGAATATCGTATGAAGTCATTTTAGCTTCATGATCCAACACTAAATTACCACAAATTTCATAGGGTTGTTTTAGGGCATGACTCACGGTGTCTAAAAAGTCTCGGGTAAAATAATCTCGAATCCAATTTATATCTTTTACCATTTAAATTAAAATTTATAATAAATGAGTAAACTTCAAAGACCCCTCGTAGCAAGTCCTGAAATTACTAATAATTTGCAAATTATACCCTCGCCTACGTTAAAACTCGAAGACCTTGATCCACTTTTGACAAATCCGGCTAACTTTTTAAACCGCGGTAAACTTGGACAAAGGGCTGGAATTATTCCCTATTATTTAGACCCCGTTACCAAACAACCCATTTATTTAGTAGGTTTTGCGCAGGGTAAATATTCTGATTTTGGAGGAGGGTGTACTCAACGTGAAACTATTATGGATTGTGCGCTCAGAGAATATACCGAAGAAACCCGAGGCGTATTAGACCTCGGTGATGGTATTGTGACCCATATTTACGTGACTGGTAAAAAACGTACTCATCAAGTTATATTAATGGTTTACGTTTCCCCAATCCCGTCAAATATAAATAAAATATTCCGCAGTATTAAGCCGCAAAGTCGGGCTGAAAGAGAAATGGAACGGGTCGAACTTTTAAGCTTGCAGGATTTATATAGCTTATTTTTAAGTTATAAATTATCCGACAGCTTGACTTCGGTGTTTAAACTTATTTCTCCCAAGAGGTTAGCACTTTAAAGCCATGGTTTTCAATAAATGAGCAATCCAAGTATGTCTAGCTCGGTAAAATATTTACCAATATATGCCATCAAAAAAACATTCAAGTATACGCAAAACATAAATGATGGCCGGAAGTTATTCAAAAGCTGGATGCACCTTATTTCCATTTGGTTGGGAATTGGGTTTGGCGCAATTTTCCCATTTTTTGTATGGACTGATTCGGTTGAATTTGCGAGTAAATTCTTTTATGTAGACCCCAATTGGTTTATATCACTGATGGTCGTTTTAACATCGATATCCTTATTTAGTAATGTCAGTTATGGCCTAAGTAAAGGGTTGTTTTATTTTTATAACTATTGTCAATACGGTCATTTTCATTCTATATTTGCTCCTATAACAGAGACCCAAGTTCAGAAAATTACTGGGTGCCGAATCCAACTAAGCGATCTTACCCTTGTGCTCGATCGCCCACAGGTGCTTACCATTCATCGCGAACTCTTAACTACCTTGAAAAACAAACGAGAAAAACATAAAATTAAACACGCTTACGAAAAATTTATGGCCGGAGATGTGACTGGCGCAATGATTGAAAGTCCCTATGTAAGCCATGTTATTGCGACTACATATGATAACAACAATACGGCGGTTTCGCGAGCAATTCGATCCAAGTATACTACTTTATACATGGTAACCGACAGGGTAAATAATCCACAAGAATGTACTTTGGAAGGACGCCTTGTTCGGTTTAATAATAAACTCAGAGAACTTCAAGAAGAAGTCGTTGAGTTACTGGATCTAGCCAAGGAAAATGAAGTTATGAGCATCACTACAGAAAGCACTCGAAGCAGTATCGAACTTCAAGTTTATTAATAATTTTATTAATAAATGGCGTGTATTTTAATATTGTTTTGTATTTTGCTGATTTTTATATTATGGAATATGTGGTACAATACACGCGATGAAAGTGAAACTATCGTTAGGTTAACTGATGAATGGTGTGATACAGCTATTAATAAAACATCATCAGATATGACTAATTTATTTTGTCATAATTCAATATTACTTGGTACTGTCTCACAAACCATTCGCGATTCACCCGAGTCCATTCGAGAATATTTTGATTATTTTATGAATATCAAAGGACTTGATATTGCGAATCAAGAATATAACATACAGAAAATTAACCCTACAACATATGTTAATAATGCCTATATTACATGGGTGTATACAGGTCAAGAACCATTTGTTGCTCGAATGACATTTGTATATGAATATACACGTGGGCGCTGGTGTCTTTTTTTATTACATTCATCGGTATTACCTGATCGCGTGGAAGCTTTAAAAGTTAACCTAAGCATATAATATTCTATAAATGAGCAACCCGGAATATACCATAAAAATAGACGCTCGGGAACATAAACTTATTGATCTTTTCGGCGCGCTGGACCCACCGATTCCCTATAAAACCGACAACTTGGATATAGGGGATATTGTTTTTTACCGCGGTGATGAACGGGTAGTAGTAATTGAGCGGAAAGCACTTTCGGATCTTGCGTCAAGTATTAACGGAGAGCGCTATCGTAACCAGAAAATTCGCCTAAAAACTTTGGATTGCCCCGTTATTTACCTAATCGAAGGTACCGAGGCGACACTCGACGACCCGCGCGTTCAAATGGATAAATTATATAGCTCATGGGCTGGTATCATGCTGCGGGATAAAATGTATGTATTGCGCGCTTTCGATCTTGCGGAAACCTGCGCACTGGTTGTAAAATTATACAGCCGTGCGCAGGAATTTAAACTGGGGGCGCCCGGGGTAAACGCGGCCCCTCTTGACCCGCAAACGGAATATTTAAAAACCATCAAATTAAATAAAAAGAGCAACATTACCCCCGAAAATTCATTTACGCTTTTGTTGGCGCAAATTCCCGGAATCTCGGTAACGATGGCTGAAAAAATCCGCGCGGAATACCCGAGCATGCACCGCCTGATTATGCATTACGAAAGTTTGGAACCGACCCAGCGCTCAACCGCGCTAAAGGATATTTCCCTTGGTGCGCGGAAGCTGGGAAAAGTCGCCTCGGAAAAAATATATCGCCACTTGTATAATATAACTTCATAAGCTGAAACAACCTTTAAAAGTCATGACTTTTAAAGGGATAACCCGCTAGGGGGTTAGGGGGAACGCGTAGGTCCCCCTAGTATTTGCAACCAGTATTGCAGCAGCCAGGGATGTATTGGGTGCAATTGCGGCCAGGGTAGGGGATGCTGATGGGGATAATTTTAGGGCTCTTACCTGTAAGAGACACCTTACCACCAATGCATGAGAGCGATTTATGTTTGCTGACTTGGGCTTTGTCAACAATGTTATTTCCATAGCAAACTGGGATTGATCCGGACATTTAATAATAGAAATAATTTATATTTATAAATTATTTTTCTCCTAGCAGTCACAAATATTGCATCGTAGTTGTTTCTTTTTCAAGCACTTGCAAGGCTGACAACTCTTACATTTGCCTTGTTTGCGCCGAATATACTGCGCACTATCAATAGTGGGAAACAACGTATCGGGGAATTGCGTAGTTTGATTGAGGGGGGTCAAACGATAGTTTCCGGTGAGGACACCGACTTTGATGGGAAAAACGTCAATACCTTGTCTATAATTTAAACCAGTCATTTATAATTGTTGAAAAAAAAATATTTATAATATACAACTGAATTACCCCAGAGAAAAAATTGAATTATATAATTCATCGTAGGGAATGGATAAAGCTCACTTATACTTTTAATGATGGCTACTAATGATACTACCATTATATTACCCGCTCAGGTGTTGGATATCGAAACTGGTGATGGAGGGCTAAATATGTTAGCCGATGATGATGAATTTATCATTGTTCGACTCACCCGTAACAAGTTTGGAAATTTTCAAGATTTAGAAACTCTTTTAGTATTTAAAAGGAGTCATGATGATCAACCTATTGTTTACGGAAAGCAAAACCCAGAAACTGGTAAATTTCTCGAAGTAACGGATGATGATAAAGAATACATTAGAAAACAAGAATGGGAGTTTCATATGGAAGACCAGGTTGAAGATAACGAATAAATATACGAGCCAATTGGCTCGTATATTTAAAAATTGATTTCCCCTTTCCATACAAAGTTCAATAAAAATGAAAGGGTCAATACTACTACAAACACAACAATTTGTAAAACTTGGGAGATACATTATTAATGCACGCAAAATTTCATATATTTACCAAGACCCCTATGAAGAAGGTACTGTTTGGACTAAAATACAAATGACACAATCCGCAGGTGGTTCACTTACTTTGGATTTAAATAAAGATGAGGATAATCAACTGCAAAAAATATTGTTGAGTAAATCAGCCACAGATTTGCCCCTAAGGACAAACTAATTAAATATACTATAATTATAGTATATTACTTCAGAATAAGCGCGGTATGCGGCGCCGCGCGTAAAACTGATTTATAACCATCAATTTTAATCTATAAAATGTCTATAACACCAGGTTTCCCCAAAGCAGAGGTGCTCCTTCAGGAAAATGCTAAACAAAAAGAAGAAAAGATACAGTTATGGGTCGATGATTGTTTTAATTCTGTTAAATCTGAATTACAAAAAAATATTAATAACCGAAATTATAGTGAAAATAAATTTTTATTCGTATATCAAACTATAATTAATACTATACCAGATGATATTTTGAAACCTGGACGTAAGGAGTTAAATGATAAAATCAAAAATCTTTTAAAGGAAAATAATTATCATAATATAAAGACAAAAAATAGGGTGGTTAAGGTCTCTCATTTTTATTATACCACCATCATAGATAAAGGATTACAAATTACTATTAAATTTCAAGCTAAACCGAGTAAAAAAATGAAATTTTTTTCATGGTTTCAATCCAACAAATGTCAGCGTGTATACCCCTAAACGAACTTTCATCAGACCAGAAATCCCGCATCAAAAAAGAGCTTTTCGTCAAGGAAGTATTATCAAAAACAGCACCCGTGTTTGCCCAGCCAAAAGTTATCCGCGATTTTTATGTAGACGGTGACACACGGCGCGCGTATGTCCCTTTCGCATGGGCTCAAAATAATTTAAACTGGCAACCGTGTGGCACCCCAAAGGATGGGGTATCATTTAAAGGTGAATTCGAGCTACGCGATTACCAGAAAGAGCCCATTGGCCGCACAATTGATACTCTGTTGGAGCACGGGTCTACTATTTTATCGGCTTATTGCGGATTTGGTAAAACGATTACATCGCTGTATATTGCCTCGAAAATTGGCGGACCGGTGGCGATTTTAGTGAAAGGCCTCAGTATTATTGCAGGTTGGAAGAAAGATATGGAGAAAATAGGTGTACAAGGCGATATTGAGGTTATTAGCGCCCATTCCTTAAAGAACTATACACGACGGGAGCTCGCGCGGTTTCATTTTGTTATAGTTGATGAAGCTCACTTGATGTGCGCCGAAACATTCACTGATGCCATGGGTCGATTTGCCCCCAAATACCTACTGGGGCTTACTGCTACTCCAACGCGTCCTGACGGTATGGATATCATTTTAGACCACCATTTCAACCGGTCCCGAATGACGATAATTAAAGAAAAGCGCGAGGTGATTGTAAAGGCAATTTGGACTGGAATTATTCCCGAATATAAACAAAATAGAAGCGGGGGTGTTGATTGGGGATCCGTCGTTAATTTTCTAGCTGAAGACTCGGGGTATAATCAAAAAATCATTAATGAATTACTCGCTTATCCTGACCGACGATTTATGGTATTATGTGCTCGAAAGGCGCAAATTAAGCTACTAGAATCACTTTGTACGGAAAATAACATCACCGTCACCACTTATTACGAGTCTATGAAAGCCCCTAAAAATCCCGACGCGCGCGTTTTGATTGGTACCACGAGTAAGCTTGGCGTCGGGTTTGATGATACTTCGCGAAGCGCTATTCTGTTGGCCTGTGACGTGGCCAATCAAGAAAATATCGAACAATTTACGGGGCGCGTGGTTCACCGTACCAAAGACACCCCTCTTATTATTGATTTTGTACACAATTTTAATAGCCTTCGCCGGCATTGGTCGACGCGGAAATCCTTTTATGAAAATCAAGGAATGGATATTGACTATATTGACTTTCCTGCTAAAAATCAGCCCCGCGCGCGCGTTTCACTAATGAAAAAACCAATTAAAAAGGATATTGCCAAAGAAAATGATGCGCCATGCAAATGACGAATGTTTTGATTCTTTGTTTGGGGTCTGTATAGTATGTTATGAAAAAAGATTAATTACGGAACTTGTCAAGCGGCGATCTGGGTATAAATGTCCGGGGTGCCTCGGTGTAAAACATGCCAATTCAAAGATAAATATGGATATATTTGAACCTACAGAGTGTCGAAAATGCAAAAAACAAGGACAGCGAAACGATTTTTTCCATACCTCTAAAGGGTATATCTGTTTACAGTGTAAAAAATCTAAAAAATAAATTTATCCCATATTGATAGGATAAATTCGAGTCTAATACCCGCTTGCGATAGGGTTGAAGGGAGGGAGCAATGAATTCAAGGGATCAGTATAATCCGAATAAAGCGGTGCCGGATTAACAAAGGGGTTTCCGAGTACATAAAACCCGGTATTCCGCGTAGAGTTTATAGGTCCAACATAGCCCACGCTAGGATCATTGATATATTTGCGGATGGTGGTTGAATCAAGGGTCTCTCGTTTTGACTGACCCGAGCATTCGTTGCGATTAAAAATAGTCATAAATATAATCACTACAACAAACAGAGCAAATAGCCCCAAAGCAACTTGGCAATCATCCATTTTATACGACTTTTTCATTTATTCTAGCATAAAAAAAATATAAAAATTATGTTGTGTTTTTTAAATGCGTATCAACAACCAATATATAGAATGGGGTTTACAGCTCGTTATACTTGTGCTGTTGTTGTTTTTAGTGGTTCAAGGTGATACAGCGAAATGTTACTGCGGTGTAAAACCGGCCAAGGCGCCCGCTGGGTATACCGACCGTCAATCGCTTTATGAAATGGACGCACCCGTCTATCCCGAGGTCGGCGTTGTACCATCACAGGCTGATGCTTATCAACGCCTTGATAATTGTTACCAAAATGGCGGAGTGTATGATTTTGGAAAAAATACCTGTCGTTATGACTACCAGAATATGGGACTCATCAGAAATAAAGGATATACTAATCCTCAGGGTAAAATCGTCCAGGAATACGCTCACCAAGCCAATCGGTTGCCGGTCAACCATACACTTCCCTTTTAATTAGGCCATAAAAGAGAATCCTCTTTTATAACTTAAATCTTTTTAAAGAGCGTTTCAGCGACTGTATCTACATCCTTCATTTCGACTTCGATATCGGGTTGAGGAGGACTAGAATAAGTCATTAAATCGATGCGAGCTGGAAAGGTGCCGAAAAAATTATAGGTATTTGCAAGATGTATACCTGGTTTAATTTGGGGGTCAAGGACATATATTTCATCGTTTTTATTCTTCCAAAGCACAATCATATGGTCTAATTTCTTGCCCGGAAATGTTGAATATGCAAAAATAGCCCCTTCACGAGGTAATCCTATGTATAATAGTGCTTGTAGTAATTTGGTCTCTTGGGGATATGAAAAATTAATCCAGGCCCATTTATACTGTGGATAATTTTCGCGAAAATACTTTAATATATTTTCATAGCGCATACCTACCCCGCAATATAGCTTCCGCATTGCATTGGCCGCCACCGCGTCAATTTCTTTTACTATTTGAAAGGCTGATATACCACAATCTGTAGATGTAGGTTCAATAAATCGAATGGCTTGAATATCGCTTTCTGACAGTCTGAAATATTTGATATGTTTTCCCGGCATGAGTAGCTTTTGGAATGTCTTGTATACCAAATCAAAATCCGTAGCTGCTTGAATATTATTCAAGACTGCTAATGCGGTCTGTAATTCATGATTGAGAGTATTGTGCCGGTCGGGTTCACAGAGTCTATTCCTATAACCATATAGCCGGAGTTGGTCATATTTTATATACCAATCACAAAAAATCATCCTTGTATAAAATTTAATTACTGGGAGGTTGTTCCAGTCAACTCTCAATTCAAAGTAATCATATTGTGGGGGTAGTATTCTCATCAAGTATTCGAATAGTTGAGTGCCTACTTTTTGACCCCTATAAGCAGAGTCAACACATACATTGTAAATAAAAATTTGGTTATCGCCTATATATTCAAAATTGAGGGTTCCTATAGGTTCATTCTGGGTATTAATTGCTATTATAAGAGGATTCGTGTCCTGTGTAAAATCATACCCTGGAGTCGGGCCAAAACAGTTCCTCAATAGATTGTTTAACTTATTCCATATTATGGGTCGCTCAGCATCGGAAACTCCGCTAAACAGTTGCTGATACCCCTTTTCATACCAATATATTGAACTCATTTATAATTTAAATAATTTCGAAATCGAAATTATTTCTTAATATATACTTTTTTACCGGTGTCGCTCAAGTAATAGAGACCACCTTTCGGTCCTTGATATATTTTGCGACCTCCGCGGCGATATTTCGGGAGCGATTTATAATCGGTTCCGATGGCCCATTCATCACAGTCCCAGATAACCGGTTTTCCTTCGCGAATAGCGCGCCGTCGTTGCGCATAGCATGCTTTGAGTTGTTGTTTACTTACAAACGGCATTTATAAGAAGCCTTAAAAAACACTCTTTATATAAATGGATCATTTAGAAAAAGCTTTGGATGTAGACTGTGCATATATAGACCGAAACAGCCTGAAAAAATACACTAAAGAAAATTTTATATCGGCTATTATAAAGGAGTCTTCCAAGTATAAAAAATCAGCTTTAATGAAAAAGAAAAAGGAGGAACTATTGGAGCTTTATTGTAAGTTGAAAAATATTAAATTAATCGACCCGGCGAAAACTACTCACTTTCCGGGTAAAGCTTAAGGTATACTATAAAATAGTTGCCTAATATTGTCAGGAACAATGATTTCATTAATTTGACAATAAGTTATGATTTCACTTATCGGTGTAAATACCCAGGTTTTATTATCTGTTGAAACGCGATAATAAACACCATTACGTAGGTGGTAATCATGGACTTTTATATAATATTTTCCCAATTTTATAGTATATAAATCCAACGAGGGTGTGGGCTGAGTCTTACACTGTGGATCATGGCCAAATTTATATGATTTCCAATATGACGGCTGGTGAAATTCGCCATGAAGTGGACACTCGTATGAATTGCAGTAATCACATTTAACACAGCGACAACAACTCATTTTAAATTAGAAATTTATTTAAGCTGGTTTATAATCATTATTTATTTAAACGATGCCCCGGTCAGATTATGATAGTAAATTTATTATTTAAATAACCCATAATTATGGGTTATTTGGGCCGAGTATAAAGGCGTGGCAGTCATAAAATTTATTATGGGTGTTTCGCTTATAATCCATAACGGCGATCTGTTCAAAATTATTTAATGTCCTTTCGATGGTTTTTTGAGGAGTATTTGGGTTGTCGTATATTTTATAATTTACTGGATCGACAATTTCGAATTCCACGTTAGGTATAAAAGGGGTGCCACTAATATGCTTTTTAAATTTGACAAACTGATTCGACATAAAAGCCATATAATAGACACAATAGTCGTTGAAAATAAACGACGTATAGCCTTTTTTACCACCGAATTCTCGGGCGAACCCAACCAAGTTTTTATAGGCATTCTCGCGGGGACGTACATCCGGGTGGGATATTTTACACCGCACTAATACCCATTCGGGTTCTATAAGTAAATTATATAATAAATCCATTTTGTACTTGTATTTACCCATAAATATAGATTTTAACTTCAATTTTTCGCGCCCTTTATATCGCGCATTATTGTTATTGATGATATAAAAAAATATCGCCATTAGTTTTATGGTATACATTAATGAACTCAAAATTGAACGTTGGTCGCTCGGTGGTATATTCATTCATATCAACCACAAATCTGGTATAATTATCGGTATCATAAGACTTTATGTTATAAAATTCATCGTTATCGCACGTTACCTTTACCAATTTTGGTGGTATAGCATTAAGGTTTTTATTATCTTTTTTGAATACTATGATGATAGCAATAAATTTATTTTTAATCAGGTGGCCTAATTTTATACTAGTATTGGTTGGAATACTTATATCATCACCTCCACAAAATAATACATTATTATTATTATTACTAATCACACATTCTTGTAGGTAATTGTATGCTATGCGTATATCATATTTAGATATTTCATAAGGTGAACTTCCAGATATAATAATGAGATCATCATGCTTTTTCAAAGTATATTTAACTCGCGGTAATAAAAAAATATTTGCTATATAATTACGGGTTGCGTATGGTGCAACTCGTGTCTTTAAATAAAAAGTATTATCAGGCTCAGCGTCAAGGCTCATTTTGTATAAGTCTTCAAAGTTAATATAATCAATTTTCCAAGTGTTTCACCGCGCTGAAAACAGTTTTATATTCATGTTAATTATAATA